ATCTGGGCGGCTGCTTGAGGTTGCGGCGCAGGTGCTGGACCCGGCGGTGCGGGCGGCGGCGCCATCTGAGCTTTCAGGGCGGCCGCATCGTCGAGCAGGCGGTACAGCAGGTCCTTGTGCTTCTCGGGCACGTCGCCGAGCTCGCACGAGGCGCGGTACTGCGACGCAACACGCAGCAACGCGTCCAGGTCCATCGCCGGGTCGGGCGTGCGGTACTTGCCGTCGGTGACGATGTCCTCACAGACCTGCTCGGCCTCCTTCTCGGCGGCGCGCGCGGCGTTCTGCGCGGCGTCCACGTCCAGGTCATCAAGGGCGGCCTCGGCCCGCTTCGGTGTCCAGATGCCGCGGGCCACAAGGTCGGTCACCCGGTCGATGCGCCCCTGCGGGGTCTGGGGCAGCAACGACGTGGGGTAGAGCTCGATGGTGTAGGCGTCCTCCTCGAGGTCAACGTCGCGCCAGCGGATGGCCTCCAGCAGCTCGGTCCCGGGGGCCGCAATGCGCTTCTCGGGGTCATCGGCGTAGAGGTCGCGGCACGTGTCGACCACCGCGCGAGCGATGTCGAGGTGGAACTGCTCCCACCGCTGCGAAAGGATGGAGAACCGCGCGGTCTGCACGTCGAGGCTCTCGCGGATGGCCTCGCCGCTGGTGGTGCCCGAGGCCTTGACGCCCGAGGCGAGCTGGGGCGAGACGCCGTACATCTCGAAGCCGCGCGCCCAGTGGCGCTCGAGCTGCTGGTACACCTCGGGGCTGAGCGCGTTGGGCGTCCACCACACGGGGGGCATGGACCCGAACTGCACGACCGAGCCGATGCCGTTGGTCAGCTCGCTCTTGAGCACCTTCGAGCCGCGCTGGATGCCGACGCGGGGCACGCAGGCCAGGTGCTGCGCCCGCTGAATCTTGTCCAGGAGCGTGTTGATGGCGATTTGGTTGGGTAGGAGCACCTCGGCGGCGCTGCGGCCGTAGGGCCCGGCAATGGCGCGATCCCAGCGGAACAGGATGAGCGGGAAGTAGTCGCGCTCCCACGTCTCGGACACGAGCGTGCCGCCCTCGCCTTCGACGGCGATGACGTGCTTGCCGTCCTTGGCGCCCTTCTGCGAGGGAAGGCGCCAGCTCTCCCAGACCTCCACGAGGTTCGAGCCGACGCCCTGATGGGTCGGGTCCTGCGTGTTGCACTTGCGGATGGCCTGCTGCTGCTCCTCGGTCTTCCCATAGGTCTTGAGCAGGACGCCCTTGTCGACGAACTTGTGCCGGTAGAGCGAACGCGGGTTGCCGTACAGCCCGTCGTTGGCGTCGATCATGATTTCGGTCCCGAGGACCACCGAGAGCTCGGGGCGGTTGAGCCCGGCGGAGACCTCTATGCCCGCGATGTCGAAGGCGCCCGCGTTCACGAAGGCTGCCTGCGTCTTCTCGTACGCGGCCTCGAGCTGGAAGATGCCGTCCACCAGCCGCGTCAGCATCTTGGCGCGCTTCTTCTGACGGGGGTTGCCGCCCGACGTGACGAAGCGGGCCCGGGGCTTGCTGCGCGCAACCTGCGAGGCGGTGGTCAGGATGACCGCGCGAATCTGGTTCCACGTGCTCTCGCCGATGGCGGGGCCGGGGCCGGCGGAGACTGACTTCAGCGTGGCGCGGCCGCCGTACGCGTAGAGGTTCGTGAGGTTGCTGCCCTCGAAGAGCGAACCGTAGAGCAGGTTGAAGTCCTGTCGCATGCCCTCGGCCGGGCTCTGCCGCACCTGCTTCGCCGTCTCGACCATGGCGGGGCCGATGTCGTCATCGGGCTCGTCCCACCAGGCGAGGCCCGAGGTCCCGCGGGGCGCCTCGTCGCGGAAGTCCATGACGCCCTCGGGAGGGCCGCCGTCCTGGCGCTTCTTCCTACCGGCCACGGCGCGCCTCGCGCTTGAGCTGCTTCCGCAGGGCCTTCCACGTCATCCCGTGGAGGCGGGCGAGGCGCTTGCTCTCGGCGCGGTCCACGGCTCCCGCGATGCCGTGCGCGAGCTCGGCTGCCTTCACGAGCGCACCCGCCGCTTCCGTGCCTCGGCTCGCTGGTACGCCTCGTGGATGGCCTTGCGCGGGTCGGGTGGGATGCTCGCCGCCCAGGACGTGTCGGCCTCGGAGGTGTCCACCTCGCCCGTGGGCTCGGGCGCCATCCTGTCGGCAAAGTGCACCTTGAGGCCGTCGTGCTCGTAGGAGCTGACGCCAAAGGCGCTCAACGTGGCGAGAAGTGCCTTGAGCTTGCGCGGTTCCACGCAAGCGTCAGCGCGGCCGCGAAGCTAGGCGCCCCGTGTCGCCGGGGCCACGCGGATGGCAGGGCGGCACTCGGCCCCTGTACTCCACCGCCAGCAAGCCCTGGCGGATTCGCCCATCAACGCTGAGGGTGTCGCTGGATTCGAACCAGCGCGGTCGGCAAGGGACGACGCGTTTACAGCGCGCCCCGTTCTCCAATTCGGTAGACACCCAAGTGCGCGACCTCCCAGCCGCGCCGGTTCGGGTACCCCGGCAAATACCGGGCTTACGAACTTGGCAGGATCGCCCCTCACGGTGCTGCCCCATGGTTCCGTGAGAAACAGGCCACTTTACGGGTGCCACTCCCGCTCGTCTTGACCCCATGAGCTACAGTCTCTGGGGTCCGACAGGTGATCAGCCTGGGCGCCGAGTCCTATCTTTCAGAAACCTCCGTCGTCTCGTCGTTCTTGCACGCGCCGGCGTTCGCGCACGAGGGGCACCAGCCGATCTTCTGGAGCACCTCCTGCAGCGGGCCCTTGACCGTGATGGACGCGTTGCCCACTCGAAGCTCCACGTTCTCGCCCACCGGCCAGACCACGTGAATGTCAGAGCGCCGCACGAAGACCGGCGTGTTCTCGGCGGCGTCGAAGAGCTCCACGAAGGCCTTCACTCAGTCCCCCGCGGACCTTTCCAGGTCTTCCAGCTGCTCCCGCAGCCATCTGGAATCTTCGAGCGTGAGACCCACCGTGATGAAGTTGGAGAGGCCTGGGGCCGAGGCCTGAATGGCAATGACCGTGTCGTCGTTGCCGTGCTCTTTCAACGTCTTGAAGGGGCGCAATGAATCTCCGTGCTTGTCCACAATGCGAATGCTCATGCTGCGTCCTCCTCCGGTTCGTGCTGCTCGGGCTGCTCGTCGGTGTCGGGCACCTGCGACACGCGTTGCACGTGCGCTTGGAGGATGTGGATCACATCGATGACGAGCGCGCCATCGCGCGCCGCCTTGTCGATGGCCACCTGAGCGACACGGGCCGCCGTCTTGAGCAGCCGATGCCGCTCGTCGGCATCTCGCATCGCGAGCGCCACCGATTCGTCGAGGTCTTCGGTCTTCTTGCGCGCCATGTGTTCAGTCCAGCCCGGGGATGCACATCCCCTGGAGGTCGTTGTCCGTCTTCCAACGCTCGCGAGCGTCCTCGAAGGACTCCTCGGGCAGGCCCAGCTTCTTCATGACCTTGCTCATGGTCCCCTTGACGACGTACACGCCGCCCCCGGCGCGCACACAGACGTCTTTCCCCTGCTGCCACACTGCCGTGATGGCAGACCGCCGCACGAAGCACTTGGCACCGTCTCTCGCGTCGCTGAACTGGACGAAGTTCTTCATCGCTGGCCTCCTTGCCGGTTTAGTCAACCGTCAATTACCCCAAGCGCGTCCTCGTCGCCATCAAAAAGGTGCGCCTCCTCCATTTCGGGCAGCATGACCCCCGCGCGAAGGGCCAGCTCCTCGCGCTGGCGCTGCGCCCACTGCTCGCGCCGCTGCTGCTCGTAGCTCTTGGGCTTCTCGGGCTCCACGTAGTTGGCCCAGTATCCTCGAAGGCCGTAGCGCCCGGCCTCCGACGGGTCTGGGTGCCACTGCGAACTCCACTTCCACTGGCCGCGGGCGCGCGCCTCGGCGTCGAATCGGGCCCGCTGGTAGTCCTCCTCCAGGGCGGAACCGACGATGACCTGCAGCCAGCCCTTAGTCAGGAGGTCGTTGTTGCGGCGCACCTGCCCGGGGAAGTCCGTCTTGTTCGCGGCCTTCACCAGCGGGATGCCATAGTCAGTCCCGAAGGTGTCAATCTCGAGCGAGCCCGAGCCGGGGTCCCAGTAGATTTCGTCGGTGGGGTAATACTGGACGGCCACCCCGAGCGTCGAGGCGATTTCCGAGAGCGGCACCGGCGTGTCGCGCGGGGTGACCGCCTCGAAGACCTGCTGTACCTCATGCGTGTGATCGCCCCAGCCCCAGCCGAGGATCGAAGTCCGGTCCCCTCCACCAGGGTCGACGCCGAACGTGAAGTTCGTGATGCCTGGATGCGGCTCAGCGGCCTTCACGCGGAAGCTCTCCCAATCGTAGGCGGCGAGCCACGCCGGCACGCGCGGCCGGTAGCCATTGCGCTCCTGGCGGTATCGGTAGGCCGTGGCGCTCGTGTCCCAGACGCGCTGCATGTACCAGTCACGCTGGATTTGCGGGTCCTCGACGGTGAGCGCGTGGAGCTCCATGTAGCGCTTGAGCTGCTCCATCGCCTCGGGCGTGTGCACGTTGGCGGCGCGGCCCCACTCGAAGTGCCGCCAGCTCTTGCACGTGCATGGCCAGGGCGCGCCCGGGGGATGCGCGAGCTCGTAGAAGCGCCCGGCCGGCACGTCGGGGAGCACGCCCGCCAGGATGACCCGGGTCGTCGGCGTGAGCATCGGGGGAAGGACGTTGGTCAGGAGGTACTTCAGGACCTCCGGAGGCTGGCTCTGCGCTTCATCGATGATGATGACGCCGTTCGCGAGGCGGTTGCCCAGGAACTTGGTCACGTGGCGCAGGTCATCGGTCCCCGCGAAGCACACGCGCGCGCCGTTCGGGAACGTCGTGATGCGGTCGGTCTCGTTGTGCCACGAGTCGGGGATGCCCGCGCGCCCGCAGAGCTGCCTCTTCCACACGGGCACCCAGTTGTTGAGCTTCACGGCGGGGCCATTGAGCCCGAGAAGGAGGTTCGTGGAGGCCGGCGCGTTGAAGCCGTTGTCCATCAGGATGCCGTCGCAAATCCAGCTCTTGCCGGACTGCCGAGCGCACATGATGTGGATGAACTGGTCGCGACAAGCCGCCACCGACAGCTGCCCGGCGTGGTCCCCGCAGAACGCGCGTAGGTCAAATGACGGGCCAGACGCGCGCCGGGCCAGCTCAGCCAGAAGCGAGCGGGGAATCGCCACGCAACATGCTCCGCGGCTCGTGCTCCCAGCCCCCATCGAGCAGGTGGGGCATGTAGCGCAGGCCCAGCTTGCGTTTCAGCCCCTGGCCGTCACCCGTGAGGTGCGTGCACACCTTGCGGCCCTCGAGGAGGTAGCGCGCGAGGCCACGCCCGCGGTGCTCCTGGCGCACGAACACGTAGTGGACCACCGAGGGGGCTTCGTCGAGCATCGCCCACGCCACAATGACGTCGGGCGTGCCCTGGGGGTGGACGACGTGGAGCACGCCAGAGGAGCGCACGAGCCACGTGATGCGCCGGTGCTGCCCCGCCATCCAGTCGTCGGTGCGCACCTCGGGGGATTCCTTGCGCGAACTCTTGAGCCACGACGAGAACACGTAGGCCATGTCCTCGGCGCGCGCTCGGCGCACGACGAAGTCAGCCTGAAGCGCCACCGGTGAGCTCCTTCTGCCGCGCGTGCGCAGCAATCACGACCTCGGGGGCGTCGATGGCCAGCCGCTCCAGCATGAGCCGCCGCAGCGCAGGCACCGCGAGACAGAGCTGGACGAGCTCCGTGTCGCTCTTGCCCAGGTAGACGTCGCGCTCCTTGCGCTGGGCCTCGATGCGCAGCTGCGCCCGGGTGTGCTCGACGCCTGCGAGCATGCGGGCCATGTCCACCAGCTGCTTGCCGATGACCAGCGTGGTCCCGGGCGTCTCCTCCTCGCAGCGCTCGTAGTGGTCGATGCTCGTCGCCAGGAGGCGAATCACACGGTCGAGGACCGAGGACTCGAGAGGGACGCCATCACCCGCACCAACTCCGCTTCCGAGAGCTGTCGCGCTGCCTTCCTCGCCTGCCATTGCGCCCGCTGCCGTTCCCGGCACGGGGTCGTGTCCTTTCGCTGCTGCCATCGCTGAGCCGCCTTCGCCTTGATGTTGCTGATGACCGCTTGCACGCGGTGTCTATTGACTGTCAGGGCGGCGGCGATGCCTCGGTCGCCCATGCCGTCGCAATGCAGCTCCCAGATGCGCCGCTCGGTGGCGTTGCGCCAGCGGCCCCGGTGGAGGATGTCGCGCGCCCAGGCCTGGTAGTCGGAGCCGTCCTCCATGCGCTCGACGAGGCGACGCTCCTCGGCTTGCGTGTGTTCGACCGGGTGGAGGTTTCCGCGGTCAGAGAGCGGGCCGTCGGGGTCGCGCGACGACTCCAGGTCCTCGAAGCCGGCGGCGGCAAGCCGCTCGGCCCATTGGCGACGTAGCTTGGGGGGCGGCGCGGTCAGGCCTCGACCCTCCAGGACCGGTAGACGCGACCGCCAATGGCCGTGAAGGAATCGGGCGGCCCGAACAGCGACGTCATCCACTGCGTCTGGACAATGGTCACCAGCTGGCCCACCCGGCCCCAGCCATACTCCGACACCAAGGCCTCGGTCGAGGTTGCGAACACGCGCGACGGGGGCGCCCATGAGTCAGCGACAAGGGCGCCAGCTTCGACAATGCGGCCTGGATCGCAATCGAACACTGTCCCTGGAGGCAGCTCCGACAGCTTCACTAGAACAGCTTCCCATGGTCACCGGCGTACCGCGCGAGAACCTCATCCAGTCGCTTGAGCAGCGCCCTGTCCTGCGCCCCGCTCGCGCCCCGGCGCTTCGCACCCGTCACCAGCGTGAGGCGAAGATAATCCAGGGCCCTTGCCTTCTGTGCATTCGCCTTCGCAGATGCGTCAGCTTCGCCGCCCGCGCTCACTTCGGCCAACCCCACCCTGGGCGCAACTGCACTTTGCCCATTACGGGGATGGCCACGTGGCAATCAGGCGCTCCGAAGTGGCCGCGCAGGGTCTCCTCGTTCGCTTCGGCGATGTCGTAGCCGTCAGGATGACGCCAGATTCGGCCCACGCCGGGCTCATGGTAGATGCCTGCGATCCAGACAGCATGGCGCAAAGCATCCTCCAAATCCTCGCGCGGGATGCCGTACGTCTGCACCGTGTGCAGCTTCACCTAGAACAGCTCCGGGTGCGCCGACCTCAGGAACGCCACCGCCTCGGGGCTCATCTTCGCGAAGCCCTCGGGACACGCAGCCACGCAGGGCGCGCGGTAGACCGGCGTCGAGGGGCTGTCCTGCTCTTCGACCGTGCACCCGCCGACGGGAGCATCTCCGGCCCCGTGGTCGAAGCACAGCACGGCGCCGGGAGCCAGGTACGAGCTCGAGACGTCGCACTTAACCGCGGCTTGGATTTTGCCGAGGCCTTCCACGCACGCGGGCGCGTCGCCCAACGTGAGCTCACCGGCGGGCACGTCGCCCGCCATGACCGGGCCGCAGCCCGCTGCCACCATCGCTGCAAAGAGCATCCATCGCATGGTTCCTATTAGACGCTCCTTGTAGATTTAGTCAATAGGCAAGACGCGCGACCAAGCGCCCGACTCGCGGGCACGAATGCCAGAGCTCGACGCCGTCCGACGTGCGCGACACGATGCAGCCGCTGGTGAGCAGGCGCGCGAGAGGCGGCGGGTCGCACGGGATGAGGCGCACCGCCGTCGAGCCGCACTCAGGGCACGGCTGCGTGATTTTCTCGGTGATGTCCTGCTCTCCCACATGAGGGTCAGGCAGGCCTCACGGTCCCGTATTTGACGAGCACCCCTATTCTATGGTAACCGGCTCCAGCATAGGGGCGTAGTCCAAGACGGACAGAGGGTCAGACGACCCGGAGACGCACGCCAAGCCAGGTTTTCCTGGGCTGATTGCGCGGCTTCCCACGTCTCCCACGACGCGACCGCTCCTTCGCGACGAGCCCTTCCCCTTCGAGGACGCGCGAGAGCGACGCGAGCAGACGCGGCGACACGGGAGCGTCGATCGAAGTAGCGACCACTTCCGCGATGCTCATCGCGCTCAGGCCGTAGCTGAGGTCACCGGTGCTCTCGAAAGCAGCGCGAAAGGCCTCGCGCAGCTCGCGGCGCAGTTGCAACTCCATCGCAGCTGCTCTCAGGACCGGCGACACCGCGAGCTCTGGTTGCTCTCGCAGCGCGTTGCAATCGACATCGCTTGAATGACTTTCTGACGGCGTTCGCGAGTTTGGGTACTCCACACTCCCGTCAGAGTGGCCGGGGCAGTCACTTCGGCGCGTCCTTCCACTCGGCGCGCATGATGGCCGTCGCCCCACATGCGCAGCGCCCAATGATGCCGTCGATGCGCACGACCTCGTGCACATGCGGCAGCTCGACGATGGCGGCGACGAGACGTAGGTTCTCGCGGAGATTGCTGTCGTCGCGCGACCGAAGTACCTCGCGCACCTTCGCGAGCTTCTCTTCGGCGTCTTTGCTCTTCGCGATGCCGAGCGCGTAGGCGGCTTCAAGCGAAGTGTTGTGCGTCTCGGCAATGTCGTCCGCCAGTTCCCGGGTCTCGACATGACGCCGGTTGATCCCGTTCCCGCCGAAAAAGATGCCTTGCGCGAACAGTTCGTTCTCGCCGTAGCCGTACCACTTCAGCACCTCCACGCCCTCGGCGAGCTGGGCATTTGCCGCGCGAAGCGCCCCTGCCTGCTGTTCGTAGGCCTCCTTCAGCCGCTCGACCTCGCCATTCCAATCGTCCCGACTCTCGAACGCGCCGTCACGAAGGTTCTTGGCCTCGACGAGCTGGGCTTCGAGCTCGCCGATGCGCGCGGCTCTCGCGGCTGACGTGTTCAGCGCGGCATCCAGGTCGCTGGATACGGCATGAACGCTCGACCTTAGGCGCGCTGCTTCCGACCTGGCCGCATCGCCACTCTCCTGCGCTTCGAGTCGGTCGAGCACCAGGAGCTTCTCTCTCTCCTTCAGCCGCTCGACCTCTGCGCGGGCTTCGTCGCGCTCGTCGCGGGCGCTGGCCGCGATGTCCTCCAGTCGCTCCATCTCCGCGTTCGCCGCGCGCACGTCGGCATTGTGACGCTGGATAAAATCCTCAGCCTCGCCAGGGCCTTCCGCGCGGGCATACTTCGCTCGCTGCGTGTCGCTGCAGCGAAAATCAACCCGTCTGTCCGTTCGCGTCCATTCTTGCAGCCTCATCGTTCACGTCCTTTTTGCTCTTCCTCGTCCTTCATTCGTTTCAGGTCGCGCAGGCAGTCACGTACCCACCCGGGCGGACTCTCGGCGCAACCCATGCCCTCTACGCTGGACCGGAACTCTTCGTAGATTTCGCTGGCAGTCTTGATGCGACTGCCACGCTGGAACACGGCACGCTTCTTCATCGCTCGCGTCCTTTCGCTTTGATTATTTCCTCGCGGCACCGGGCGGCCTCGGCACGAAGGCGTTGGAGGCGTGCTATGTGCGGCATGCGCAGCGCTGGGAATGCAAACGGCGTGCAGTCCAGCCGACTCTGGGACAGCCTAATCTCCCGCTCGCACCACTCGAGGTGCTGCTCCCAGGTCGCGCCGAGGGGGAGGGTCATGGGCGCACGCTCTTGGCCATGGCGATGAGAAGTTCGCCGAAGGCTGGCGGGGTGGCGCTCGCGGCCTTCTTCCCGAGCGTCGGCTTGGCGCGGTCGAACCATCCAACCTGATGGCTTCCTTCTGGCTGGCTCCAGTCGAGGGGCGGCGGCATGTGGGGGCCGACATAGGCGAGCCACGTCAACTTGCGCGCAGGGTGACCGTAGGCGCTCTGTGCGACAGTGCATGTCCAAACGCCACTCCGACAGAGCCATCCGCCATCTGGCCCGGGTCGCGGGAGGCCGTGCGCCTTCCAAGCGTGCGAGCCGGCGGGGTGCTCCAGAACTCCGCCAATCCGGCGCAGTGTCGCGACCGCGAAGCCGAAGCATCCGCCGTCGTTACCAGGCCGATTGTGCTCGCCGCCGTAGCGCTTGAAGTTCACCTTCGCCAGGTTCGTCCAGAGCTGACACGGCGGGTGAACTTCAAGCG